CACGCCTGAATCATCTCCCTTATAAACTTCTAAAATAGGTTCATCATTCGGGAAAATCATCATCAACATCATCATATTTACAATGGTATTGCCAAATAAAGTGATCAGTGGGCCGGACTTTCTAGTAACGGGAAACTCAGTTCCCATTTTAAAATGGCAATTTGGATCATCATGGGACACCATTAGTCTCGTTAATTCCTCAAAACACTGATATGATTGCAATTGGGGCAAATTATGACAAAAAAGCTTAAAAATACCAAATTCCATACCTTCTGTCATGAATGTCTGTGATGAGTCAAATTCAGAGAAATCATTCATAACAATCTTCAACCGAGCCCAATCCAGTTTATTTATTGCTTCAGAAATTTGGTCATCAGTCATGTTATCAGCAAAAATCACACGTTTCTTCAACACTAATCCAAAAATCTTTCTCATCACTCTAAATAATAGTGAGTATGACATCAAAATAAGCTTATCAGATGCTTGAATTGGCTGACCAGCTTTGTTATTCAGTGCTTCCTTTGCGTCTTTAGTTTTAATCTGTGCTTTAGTATGTCCTAACGTTACTAATGTTGTCTGAATACTATTTAGTAAATGTGAATACGTTCGCACTTGTTGGTTATCATCACATTTAACCGTTAGTACCCATTCATTGAATGCTGCACGAGTAAAATCATCTATATCACTATCCAAAATTTCCTTCAAGCGTTCTAAATCTAGATAACGATTAGCAAATCTCTTTGCCAACCTCTCTGCTTCATATTCCATCTTTTCCTTTGCCCACTTCAATTTCGCCTGATGGTACAAGGACATTTTGATATTATTGTGTCTACCCCCGAAAGTATGATAAGCCTGGTGCGGAGTTTTCTGGAAATACCTTTTCCCATATGCCGTGCTGGTAGTAGTTTGTATCTCAACGTCAGTTTGCACGGGTGGTTGGTAAACTCCACTCGGTAAACTCGGGGATACATATTGGAATGAAGATAATTGTGTTTCTAATTCAGGTGCGTTCATCACATATTTTAGTTGATCAATATGTACAGGGCGCTTTGCTGTCCAAAATCTCTGCAATGGTCTATACAACAATTCCGATCTGCCATAATTAACCACAGTGTGGTTGATTTCAGCAAGATCATCATGTGTTAAATATGATAGTTCACGCTTTGGTTCGATGAACACTTTACCACCAAATTTCTTGTCAGTTTTCTTCTGCCATGCACCTACTTGACCTACTTTTATTGGGGCAACCAACGGTCTGACAACTGGGTGGTCATAAGGTCCAAATGACAAATACTGTTGCCAAGTTGAATCTGCATTATCAAAATGAAAGTTGACGATATGGCGAGCTCTAGTTATCATCACATAAATTGCAGCTTTAAAATTCATAATACTTTCACGAATTAATTTTTCAGAATCGTTTGTGATCATAACTGTTATTTCATCAACAGACATTCCCTGTGCACCACATGCTGAATGTATATTAGAAATCTCGCTATCATCAGCCGGTTTGGAAAACGCTATCACTTCTCCCTTCAGTTTTTCGACACTTGGCAAGTTACGAATTAATGTTGGCCTAACCACACAAGTGTATATTTCTTTCCCTAAAACTTTCTGACACATCTTCACAATTGCCGGGCCAAATCGCCACGACGACTTCAGTGTCACCATAGCAGTAACATTATTTTCTCGCATTGATTTCGTTATTGGATATGGGTCTTTTGACGGATACCACTTTGATGCTGCCTCAAATTGATGTGGGTCACCGGTGCATATGAACTGAGCCTCAGTAAATGCATGTCTCAATATCCACAAATTTTGTAATGGGCTTCTAGCATATTCATCCATTATCACATACTTAATATTCACATATGGAATGTCAAATTCATCTTGCGCTGGTTTATCTCCTCTACCTTTCAATGAATGCATGAATGTTTTTGCTAGTAGTTTCCTGCATTCGGTCATGGTATGCTTAGTACCGGGTGTACTAGCAATCTTCTCTGCCCAAAGCTTACGAAAATCATTGACAAAACTGTTGCGGGAATCTTTCGTTGGACCTACATAAATGAAATTGTTGAAATGGAAACGTCCTGCAAACAATTTCTCAACCATCAATTTTGCTGCTGTATAGGTTTTGCTTGCTCCAGGAACCCCATCTATGAAACAAGCTTGCAGTTCGTCCCAACCATGAG